ATCCTCCACTTTGAATTGTTCTTCCATCAATTAAATTGACATATCGTCCTCTTCCAAATTGTGTTTGCATTCCAACCATTTTATATATTGCCTTAATATTATTTTATTTTATTTTGACTAAATATAAAAATTTAACCCAACATTCCAGAATGTGTAGAAAAATAACTACCTCTTCGAATTTGTGTAGGATTTCTTGTTGTATTTAATAAAGAAAAACGGGTTGATCTAAGTCTTTGTGGAGCTCTTTTTAAATAATTACCCATATTTCTTCTTTGCCATGATGGACCATATGTAACTATTCCTGCTTTTTTATTTCCACCACATGAACCGCCATAGTTACATCCACGATTTGTCGTAGAATCTATATTAGTAGTTGTTCTATTTCCAGAGAGAACCATTATTGCCATTGTTTATATATTTGCTAAATAGATATAAATATAATTTAATATAGTATATTAATGAATCAGTTAACAGATAAACAGATAATTCATGATGATGATATTATTAAAGGAGAAGATGGTCTAATTTTTAATCCATATAATCCAGAAAATGTGGAGATTAAATTGAGCGATGTTCAATTTATTCTCACTAAATATGGTGTTCCTGGAAATGTAAATAATTTAAGTTTATATAAAAGAGCATTTGTTCATCGATCATATACAAAACGACCTCATTTAGAAAATGCTTCTCAAAATATAACTATAGTAGATAGACCTGCGGATTGTATGCCTTTATCAACAAAATCAAATGAACGTTTAGAATTTTTAGGAGATGGTGTATTAGAATTAGTTACTAAATATTATTTATATAGAAGATTTCCTAAAGAGAATGAAGGATTCATGACAGAAAAAAAGATTGCTATTGTTAAAAATGAAGCTATTGGAAAAATAGCAATGGAGATGCATTTAAATAAATGGTTGATTTTATCTAAACACGCGGAAGAGAAAAAGATCCGTACCAATTTGAAAAAATTAGGATGTCTTTTTGAATCATTTATTGGTGCACTTTTTTTAGATTTTAATAAAATAGAAGTGAAGGATGAAGAGGGTTGGTTTCAACAAATGTTTGTTACCGGTCCAGGGTTTCAAATGGCACAAAAATTTATAGAAAATATATTTGAAAAACATATTGATTGGATTGCATTAATTCAAAATGATGATAATTTTAAAAATATATTGCAAGTAAAAATTCAAAAAGAATTTAAAGTGACGCCTCATTATTTAGAGATTGATCACGATTTAGATAATGGATATAAAATGGGCGTATATTTATGTATAGGTCAATCTATTTATAATTGTACTACAGAAGATGCTATTCATATAGATAATTTGAAAACATTTGCTAAAATTCAAGAATATATTGAAAAGAATAATAAATTGTTACTTTTTTTAGGTGAAGGGCAGCATAAAATTAAACGAAAAGCAGAACAAATTGCTTGTGATGAAGCTTTACAGAGGTTGTCTTTATATTCAGTAGTCTAGTGTATAGTTATTTTTGATAAGTTATTTTAGTTGTAAATATATAATGAGCGTTTTAGAAAGATTAAAACTAAAGCCCGATAATTTAAATACTAATTATAGATTTCCAATAAATATTCCTATACTTGCAGAATTGGATTTTACTGAGGAATCTTTTTTAGAATTTGTTAGACGATTGGAAGGTATTAAAGAAGTAAAAGAAATCAAAGAAAAGGACCTAGAACATGTAGTTAAACCAAAAAAAGTGAAGGTAGTTAAAGCTAAAATGGTTATGTTGGAGGAGGAAGAAGGATCTAGTAAAGATTCAAGTATAGGAGCAGATATAGGATCAGATATCGGAGCACGATTAGAAGATGATGAAGTCCGCGTACACACATTAGAATCTGGACTAGATGCAGACTTAGAGGAAGTAGCTATAGAAAAACAACTTAAAGACAAATCGGCAAGAAAACGCGCAATTAAAGGTATATCTACACTGAAACCGCAAGATTGGGTACCAATTGAAGGTAAATCTATTAAAGCATTGGCTGAAAAAGAGGAACCTATGCGTATTAAAGCATCTAAATATTATATGAATAATCGCGAAAAATTCATTAATTTTATTAATTCTAAATTTAGTCATTTTAAAAAAGAATTAGCAGATAATGCAGAGAATATTTCGTGCGATAATCAAAATTCTGGCGAGTTCTCTCTTTTAATTCATCAACAATTGGTTCGTGATTATTTAAATTTATATACACCATATCGTGGTTTGCTTTTATATCATGGTCTAGGATCAGGTAAAACGTGTACGTCTATTGCTATTGCAGAAGGTATGAAAAATGCTAAAAAAATATTCATTCTTACGCCGGCATCATTAGAACAGAATTATTTATCCGAATTGAAAAAATGCGGAGATGAGATTTATAAGAAAAATCAACATTGGGATTGGATACCATTACCTTCTGCTAATATAAAAATAGAAACTTTATCAGCGGCATTACATTTACCAGTTGACTATATTAAAAAAGGAAGAGGTGTATTTTTAGTAGATAAAACAAAAAATGTTAGCAATTATCAGTATTTAAGTATTGAAGATAAAAATAAATTAGATGATCAAATTAATGAAATGATTAAAGCAAAATATACATTTATTCATTATAATGGATTGAGACGTGCAAAATTAGCGCAAATCACTAGTAATTTTGAAGTAAATATATTTGATAATTCTGTTGTTGTTATTGATGAAGCTCATAATTTTATTAGTCGAATTGTAAATAAAATAGATAAAGAAAAACCTGGAGCATATGATAAAAAAGGTAAACGTGTATTAACTGCTATTACTATGTCTCTTATTTTATACGAAATGCTTTTAACTGCACAAAATGCTCGCATTATTCTTTTAACTGGAACTCCGATGATTAATTATCCAAATGAGCTCGGAATTTTATTTAATATTTTGCGAGGATATATTTATACATGGGAAATCTCATTAGATGTAAAACCAGGACAATCTATTAATAAAGAAATGTTACATGATCTATTAATTAAAAATAAAAATATGGACTACATGGATTATTCAAATAAAAAATTATTTATTACACGTAATCCATTTGGATTTGAAAGTAGTTTTACTACTTCATCTGGCACATATGCAGGAGTAAGTAATGAAACTGAAAAACGTAGTAAAACAAAAGGAGAAAAAGTGGTAGTTCCAATAGAGCACATGAGTAATGAAGATTTTGAAAGAAATATTATGCGAACATTACATAGTGCAGGAATTGAAACAATTGCTGGTTCAAATTCAGTCATTATACATCCTTACAAATGTTTACCTGATAAATTAGAAGAATTTGTTCAATGGTTTATTTCAGAAGATAAAACAATAAAAAATCCAGATATTTTTAAACGTAGAATTATGGGTATGACATCTTATTTTAGAAGTGCACAAGAACAATTATTGCCTAAATATGATGTTGCTGAAAATTTTAATATAGTAAGTATACCAATGAGTGATTATCAATTTGATGTATATGAATTAGCTAGATATCAAGAGAGAAAACAAGAAAAAGGTCAAAAAGCAGCGCCAAAACCAGGAGAAATATATACTGAACCTTCTTCAACCTATCGTATTTTTTCGCGGTTATATTGTAATTTTGTGATGCCTCCAGAAGTACCTAGACCAATGCCAAAAGAAGAATTAAATATGGATGAAACTGAAGATGCTATTATAAAACCAGATAAAGGTAAGGAAGTAGCAGCAAAAGATTCTGATGATTTAGAAAATTTTGATAATCCAGAATATGCAGTAGAAGAAGAAGCATTAGAAAAACAAGGAGATTCTACTTATGTTAAACGAATTATGGCAGCAATACAATTATTAAAAGATAATGCATCTACTTATTTTAGTGAACGAGGGTTACAAAAATATTCACCTAAGTATTTGGAAATGTTAACTAATATTACTGACCCTCAACATATTGGTCTACATTTAGTATATAGTCAATTTAGAACATTAGAAGGTATTGGTATTTTTCAAATGGTTTTAGATTATCATGGGTTTACACAATTTAAAATTAAACAAAATTCGCAAGGACAATGGGAATTAGATATTGCTCCAGAAAATCGCGGTAAACCTACATATGCTTTATATACTGGAACCGAATCACGTGAAGAAAAAGAAGCAGTGCGTAATATTTATAATGGAGATTGGGAGGCACAAGATCTTTCGCCTGCTTTAGTAGAAGAACTAAAAGATATATCACCAAATAATAATTTGGGCGAGATAGTTAAAATATTTATGATTACTGCTTCTGGATCAGAAGGTATTAATTTACGTAATACGCGATATGTTCATGTTATGGAACCATACTGGCATCCAGTCAGAACTGAACAAGTTATTGGAAGAGCGCGGCGTATTTGCAGTCATAAAGGGTTACCGCGAGATCTACAAACTGTTGAAGTATTTATATATTTGATGAAATTTACGGATGAACAGATTGCATCAGATAAATCTATTGAATTAAAAAGAAAGGATTTAAGTAAATTGGAATATATAATTTCACCTGATTCGCCAGATAAGGCTAAAGTTCCATTTACAAGTGACCAAGCATTATTTGAAATTTCGGTAATTAAAGAGAGAATAAGTAATCAATTATTGAAGAATATTAAGGAGGCATCAATTGATTGTGCTACTTATTCAGTTGGAAATACAAAAGAGAAATTAAAATGCTTGGCTTTTGGAAATCCTGATAGTAGTACATTTTCATTTAATCCAAATATTGCTGCGGATAATGCAGGAGTTGTAGGTCAAAGTAATAAGAAATTAATTACATGGAAAGCTAAGAAAATAACATTAAAAGAAGGAACTAAAAAGATTGAATATGCTTATAAAGCAATAGATGAAAATACGGGTGAAATATATGATTTAGAAAGTTATACTCAAGCTTTAAGAACACCTGGACTTGAACCAACTTTAATTGGTACATTAAATTTGAAAACTAAAAAAGTAGATTATATAAAGTAAATATATGGCAATGATACTTGCAAATAAAAATCAAACACGATCAAATAAAAAGAATATTAATGTTTTAAATTGTTTTTTGTCTAGGAAAAAAAGAGAGAAATCAAATTATACAAAAATACATAATTGGTCTAGATTAATGCACATAGCACCTACATTATTTAAAGGTGCTAAAAAAGTTATTGTAGATAAAAAATGTGGTAATATTTATGTATTTTTTAATGGAGGTCATCTCTCTCTTCATTATTTATATAAAACAAAAACTGGTTGTAGGTGTTGGACTAAGCGAAGCAATTCTAATAAGCGAAGCAATTCTAATAAGCGAAGCAATTCTAATAAGCGAAGCAATTCTAATAAGCGAAGCAATTCTAATAAACGGAGTAATCATATCATTAGAAAAAATAAATCAACTAGTAGTGCATCTAATATGCATTACAAAATAACAGAAGATAAAGAACATCCTATTTATATTCCGATATTTGTAAAAAGAGAGAAATTTACATATGATAACAAAGTGAACATTTCTAGTTATCATAAAAAATGGATAAATTATTGTATTCAACAATTAAATACTTACACTACAGATTTCAAAGCATAAACCATAAATATTTGATTCATATGTGAAGTATAACATAATTTAAAATTAGTTCCATCATCTAATTCAGCATAATGTTCGGTAGAAAATCCATCATGCCAATTACCTCCTATAATTTCTTCTATTTTCATAATAGTATATTTTATTGGTTTCATTCCTTTTTTATATATTTTATCTCCTACTTTGAAATTGCACATACTTATAATATATTGAAATGTTTAATTATTTTATCTAATTTATTATTTATTTCTTTTAATTCAGTTTCCTTTAATTCAGTTTCCTTTAATTTATTTTCTTTTACTTCTGTTATATTTTTTATTTGTTTTAATCTTGAAAAAATACTTTCCGTACGTGGTTCTTCACTAGTTAATTCATTAGACCATGAAATATGTTTATCCTCATTATTTGATTTTTCAATGGTCTTTTCAGCTTTTAAAGAAGTTTCTTTACTAGATAACCAACTAGTAGTCGCATTTGTGCTTGTATTTTGACTATGTATTTGCTCAATATCAAAATTACGTTGCAATAATGTTCTTGCAATAAGTTGTTCCATTTCAGATCCAATTGGTGTATCTTTTACATCACTGAAATTAAGTTCCTCTGGTTTTTCTTGTGTCATTAAACTACTAAATTCATTTTGTTTTTGAGATAATTGTTTTTCAAATTCGCCAATACGTTCAGCATGTAATTCTTCTGCGGTAATAGAATAATTTGAGTCATTCTCTTGAATATTTAATCTAATTGGACCATCATGTTGTTTATTATTTTGTCCATTATTATTTTGTTTTTGAGATTGTTGTTGCTGTGTCTGTTGTTGGTTAAGTGATCTTTTATGCAGTTGATATTCTTTCTCCATAAAATCTTTAAATTGCATTATAAATTTTGTATTCATTTGATAAAGAGTTAGTCCAGAGGTTCTCTCTTTTTCGCCAAATAATTTTATATTATTAATAAAAACTTGTTGATTCATATTAGGTAGTTTTTCATCATGTAATACATCCCATATTGTTTCCACGTTTCCTTTTGTCAAAAACATATATTATTAATTAGTAATATATGTTTAAATCGATAATTTAAATTATAAATCTTCATTAAAATATACTTTGCGAAATTGTTGCATATATTTATCTTTTATTTTATGAGTTTTTAAATAATGTCCAGTTAATTTATCTTCTAGCATATGTACTATAAAATAAAGTGAATATACTCCACATTCAGTTGTTCCCATTTGATGTTCTACTGGATAATTGCTATCTATTTTAAAAGCAATCGACTGATTTAATTTTTTGCCTTGTTCTATTACACGATCAATAAGTGATTGAATCTCTTTTCCAGGTTTATCTCCAGCAGAATCATAAAAGAAAATTTCAGCCTTTTTAATATTTATAAATAGACTAAACCAATGCTTTCCACCTCCAGTATGCTTATCTGTATTAAAAATAATGCCTATTTTAGTTTTACCAGAGTTAATCTGTTCTTGTAAATTAAATTTACATAATTCAGGCCATACACACTGATCTCCCATCATTTTTGTATCAAAATCAATAGGTGTAGGTCCCATAAATTCAAAACATTTATATGCTTTTTCATATTGTTTCATTACGTCTAAAATATCAACACTAGATAACCATTCATTTGGTTTTTTTTTCCAATCTGCCGGAGATTTGGGTGCAAAAGAATCACGTAATTCTGTATTTAATTTGCCTTCTACAAAATTTTGTTTTAACCAACACGACTCTTTATTACAAATACTTTTCAAATATTCTTTTAATTTTGACCATATTTCTTTAGGCCATTTACTTTCAATTTTAACATCTGGATGACGCGCATTCCACAAATCTTTTAATTTAAATAATGTTGGATCATCTAAACACGTATAATCCTTTTTCTTTTCTGGATTTGGATTTGGACTACATTGTAAATTTTTAAATGATATTTCTTTTAATTTCTTTTGGTTGTTTTTATTATTATTTTTATTTTTTGGTTTAGTTGATTTTGTTGGGTTACCTCTTTTTTCTCCGCCACTCATCAATTTTGTTTTAGTTTTTATTGCTTTTCTTGCTTTTCTTTTTGTTCCCCTTTTATTTTTATTTTGGTGGCGGTATTGTTTCCGTCTTGTCTTCATATTTATTAGATATATTATTCTTTTTACAAATACCTTTATTTCTTAAACTCGGATCCTTTAAATTAATATTTTTTTGTTTAGGTAAAACTGGATCAGGTGCTGCCATTTTTGTAATGGTCCGTTTCACTATTTTTTCCAAAGAGTTTGGTTCATACATTTTTACAAAACGCATCATTGATTTATTCGCTTCTTCCACTGATTCTATTTTAGTATTTATTAAATTCATTTGTGTAATATTAGCATAATCCTCTTGTAAAATATCAGTTTTATCTAATATTTGAAAATATCTTATACAACTATTAATATAATTTTCAAAAGTTTTTGATATTTCAGTTGAAGGACTCGGTTCATTATGCATTAATTGTTTTGTTAAATCATATATTCTTTTTTTATAAAATTTGCGATCCTTTAAATTTGCTTTAGTTTTATTCTCCTCTAAATTTTGATTTTTTATATATTTTAAATAAGTTGATTTATTCATTAAACATTCTAAAGTAATTTCAGAAGTTGGATCAGTTATATGTTCTCTCTTTATAAATGATATAGATTCTGGTTTCATTTCTTTCTCTTCATCCTCATCCTCATCCTCATCCTCTTTCTCTTTCTCTTCTTCCTCATCTGAATAAAGTAATTCTTTAGTAATTATCTTTATTGCAGGTTCAATCAACTCTTGTTCTAAACTCGAAACTGAAACCAACCCTGAACCCGACCGCAAGCGGAATTGCTGGAATTGCTCTGGTTGCTCCATATAAAATACTATTATTAAATTAATCACAATTATTCTCCGATAAACCTTTTAATTGTTGTCGAGTATGATTATAAAAAGCACCTTTAGCAATTTGTTCATTATTTGGATTAAAATCACTATATAATTCTTTTTTAAATAAATTTGGAAATGGTTGTTGAACATGCGCATGTTCTCTTGGTTTAAATTGAAAATGATATAAATCACTATTTGATGAAGGAACATAAACAGATTGACTGCATTTTTGTAAAGCATATACTTGATTTCTTAATTCAGATTCTAGATTTATATTTGTTGCAAAACCTGACCATGGACTTATTGTATTTCCTGGATTAAATACATAATGTGAATTATATGTAGGTTGTTGAATCATTGGAACACTAATTGGTGCTCTAGGATCAACAATTGGCATTATAGAATATTTAGTCATTACAGGTCGAACACTAATATAAGGTTGTAATGGTTGTGATGATAAATTTCTATTAAATATTCTTTCATTACTAGTATCAATAATTTGCATATTTGTTTCTAAATTGCTACACATAATATTACTAAAGAAATAATAACAATAAAATAACTTATAATTATAAGAATGATTTCACAAAAATTTCAAATGAATGCGTTCATACTAATTACGGCTACAACATATATATTATATGTTGTTAGTTTATTAGGGTTATCAAAAACAAATACCGCACCATATGTCACAATTATTCATAGTTATATACAAATATACGTGAGTCTATTTTTAATGTATCGTTTTAATCCATTTAGACATAAAAGAGAATTTTCCGATTTAGATAAAAAAATTGCATTTACTGCAGGCACATTTTTATTAATGAGTGGAACAATAGGTGTTATTATTAAAAAGTATTTGAATATTAAAGACTAAAACTAAAAACTAAGGACTAAGGACTAAGGATTAGTTAGTTAAAGGAAACATAACATCGCTATTACACGCTTGATTTATAATCGCATTATCATTGATCATACTTTTTATTAAAGGAGGCAATGTTTCAAATGTAAAAAATCCAATATTATTATAAGTTATTAATTCATAATGAACCGGACTTGTCCACCAAATTAATATATAACCATCATACATTTTTTTATTATAAGTATCTCTAATTAAACATTCTATTTGATTAAAATTGGAATCAAAAATGACAAATTGGACATTTAATAATTGACTTAATATATTTACTGCTACAGAATCTGCCCAATAATTACTAGTATTTACATATTTTACAAAGGTATTAAATTTTGTTAAATCAGGTAAGCCATTTTTTAATGCCATAATTTTATTATTATTATATACCAGTTTATCAAATTCGGTATTAATTTGTTTTATAATATCCCTTCTACTTTGTGGAATGGATATACCATATATTTGTCTAATATAACTTTTACCTCTATTATCATTTGCCATATATAGTTCCCATTGTTGTAATTCATAATCTTTAAATATTGGTAGGGTTATATTTTCAGAAACCATTTTGCGAAGCGCTATATATGAAAAATGTTCTTTATTTTTACTAGATGCCAATCCTTGACTAACAGAATGAAAAAAACAATCTCCTCCTCCATCATTATTTATTATTTTAAAATAATTATTTGTCAATAGTTGTAATAAATTAACATATTTAATTTGTTGTTTCCTTTGTCGTCTATATATTTGATTTGGATATACTTCAGTTTGATGTTTCGGTAATGGTTGTTTATTTATAGGCGACTTAACTAAAACTTGTTTTTGATCTGGTTTTTTTTGATATAGTTGATCTGGCTGATCTGGTTTTTTTTGATATAGTTCTGGTTGATCTGGTTTTTTTTGGAATGGTTGATGGTTTTCAAGTTTATGTAAAAAAGGTTGATTTTTTTTAGGTATTTGTTTAATATTATGACGTTGTTGTATTTGCATAATTTCTTGTTTTATTTTTCGGCTTGATTTTTTAGCACGACTAGATTTATTTACAAATTTTACCATTTCTTTACGAAATGAAGACTTTCTAGATGGTTTTCTTGTATTTCTTCCTGTAGGTCGTCTAGTTTTTCTAGGGGGACTAACATATCCTTTAGGTACATCAAATATACTTAGTTTTTTTGACTCTTGACCTTCTAATAAATTATTAAACCCAATAGTGTCTCTATAATCCTCTAAATTTGGAACATAGACCATTTATATATCTTTAGTTAAAAAATTCTGTAGGCATAACATTATTTTTTTACTAATAATTTTATCTAATTCAAATTCTTTTTTATCCTTTTCAATATATGTAAATAACATGGCATCTTTATCTTTTATTTTCAAACGCTTCATAATTATTTCATTGGATAAATCATATACATAAGGTTGTTCTACTTTTACATAAACTACATTTGATACATCCATACTAGGATGATACGTATCATCTACAAAACATATTTGTGTATTTACTGGCAATTTGGCACATGTAATTAGATCAGAATATGATTTCTTATGTGATGTTCTACCTAATTCTATTTTTTTACCATTGATTTTAAATGCACTAATAATTTTATCAAATAATGGATATTTCAATTTGTTTTCAAAATAAGTTTTTATATATTGTATCCATTTTTCAGTAGAAGATTGATTATTTGTATAAATCATTACTTTATTACAAATAAAATCATTCTTTTGACCCTTGAGATACTTTAAAATAGTTAGCATATGTGGTCTTATAAATTCTGGGAATAAATCTAATAGAGTATCAAACGTATCCTGGTTTTGATTTTTGGATTCTACCATTTTCCATATTTTTCCCAATTTAGAAAAATATCCTAATGTTTCATCTAAATCAAATACCACGATTTTTTGTTGCATAAAATATTCATATATTATATTATGTCATCATCTTCATCCATGAAATTAAATAAAACAGATTATACGACTATTTTAAATTATTACAATTTACCTATTCCAAAACACGCTTCTACTTTAAAACATAAAGCTGAACAAATTTTATCTGAAAAATTGTGCCGATGTATTAAAAAAGTTGGCAAAGCCGTTAAATCTGAACCTAAAGCTATCGGAATTTGCACTCGGAGTATATTTAAGAGGAAGGGTTTAAAGCGCGGTAAATTCACATGTCGACGAAAAAGATCTATTCAATTAAGCAAATAACCCTAGAAAAGTAGATATAAGAAAACTACTTAAAGAACCCTCGACACTTACTTCTCTAAATAATCTAGAGCTGCCAAAAGCACCTGCTCTTGTCCTGACAATTTTTGAAATATCATTAATTCATCTGGATTTAAATGGTAATGTTTATGTGCAAAATTTTTGCATACTAGCGCAATTCCTTTATCTGTAATTTTAATATCGCATATGATGCCACCTTGTGTTAAATGTATATTTTCTGGGTCGGATAGTGGTATCCATCGGATAAATGCTCCTATTTTAAGATCATTGAGTTCATCTATGTAGCGATATAGTTTTAATTTAGTCAAATAGTCTTTAAATACTGCATCTTCTAATTCTAATTCTGTGAGCATATTATGTGTCATTTCTTTGATTTTTTTATATGACATATTGATAATATTTTCATTGGCATCATTGTCTAGCGCTTTTAATAAAATATTGACATCCATATTTTATTAAAGGAGAATTATCTTTAAGCAATTCCACTAATGGCAGTCGGTTATTAATATCACATGTAGTCTAGAGTAAAATTACGTCAACTATGCAATAACTTTATGAGCACATGCTAAAGCGATCGCAAGTGCAATTGCTTAAGTGGAATCATAAAATAATTGCAAGGTTTCAATAGTTTTATCTGTTTTATTTACTGGATCAATCCAATAATCTAGTTGGGAAGTTAATGAATTTAATCTTTGTGTCCATTCATCCTGTTTGGATTTTTTTATAGTGCAAATACCATTTTTATTATTACTCCAACATGAA